TATTTTTTTGTATTGCAGCCATAACTGCAGGATTATTTCTAACAATATTAGTAGCCATAAAATTTAGGTGAGCTGTAATATGCGCTCTGTGATCTTGACCTGGAAAAGCTTGAAAAGGTTTACCAGCTAATGCATTTATATGTTCCATACTTGGATCCATTGGTGCGGTTGGTGCCGGTGGTGGCAATACTGCGTCTACATTCTTAACACCTATAGCTTCATACATATTTCGATATATCTGATACATATTATGTAAAGTAGGATTTGATGTTGCTATCTGTAACTGTGTTTGTGCTAATGTAATTCTTTGACTCATAGAAAATATATTTGGATCAGCAACTGGTACAACATCGATTCTGTCATCAAAATCTGCTTGTTTAATATTTCTTGCACCACCAACTACATCATATGGATATTCTGGTGGTAAATACTGTGACACTACTTTTGCAAGTAATTTAAATTCATCTTTCATAGCTGCATAACATCTTTTGTGTATTGCGCTCATAACTCTTGATCCACGTTCCAATAATGCAATTGTTGTTCCAACAGCAGCAGCTTGGTTACCATCTCCTACTTGCATATCAGCAATAGCCGCGAACCTTTGACCAGCACCAACTACAACACCCATTAACTGTAATAATGTTTGAGATGGTTCTTTGTATGGTAATGGAAAGAATGCATCACGCAAATTACCGCCTGGTGCATCTACATCTTTGAACTCACCTGGTTGTATAGGTGCAGCTTCATCTCTAACTCTTACACCTCGTTGTTTAAATCCTGCCGGTAAGTTTGATAAAGTTCCAGCATCTAATAATTGACGGAGAGCAGCTGTTGCAGTTCTGCTCAATCCGCCAATCATATGTATTAATCCAAAGCCATAAAATCCAAGTCCTGGCAGAAATTTAAAATGAACAAAATATTGAATTTTATTTTTCTTTAGATCATTGGGTGCAAAGTTTCTCCGTATAGAGAGAACTGTTCGACTACCTTCTTCTACAGTTACAATGTAGGGTAATTTTACTCCGGTTGGTTGTCCATCAGCACCAACCTCTTCAAAACCTTCTAAATCTAAATTTACATGACACTCTAATAAAGTATAAATGGTATCTTGTTTTCCAACTTTTTTAGTCCCATCTAATTCTTTTTCTTTTTTTTCAACAGAGTTTTGTTCAACATTAGCTGGAGGTGCTAGTTCAACATCTGCATAAAAACCATTTACTATTTGTTTTCTTAATTCATTTTCAGACATTTTAACAACATGTATAACTGCCTCCGCATCCTCAATTGAAGTTGCAGTATAAGGAACAATTAATTCATCTGCTGGTACAAATTTAGATACCACTCTTCCAAGCGGAACATCATAGTAAACTTTTTTAAACGTAGAGCCAGCTAAAGGTAGATGAAATAACATAGAATCAAACTCAGCTTCATATTCTTTCATTTGATCCATAATTAAATAATTCATATAATCTTTAACACGTTGAGCTTGTTGTTCAGTTTGTGGACTTTTAATTCCTACAATTTGAGTTCTTACAGGACCACCACTTGGTAATAATTCTTTGTAAGCTTGTGCTTGAAATTGTGTGACTGCTTCTGCTAATACTGGGTGTGTTGCGCCTGAAGCTCCTTGAAATGGTTCTGTTCTGTTTTCGTATTTAAATCCTAATAAATCTAGACCTTGTATGTAAGATTGCTCCCAATCTTTTCTAGACGATTTATAATCCATAAAGTTTTGCACCATATCGCTTCCGATAGGAGCTAAAACATCTTCTGGTAAAATATCTGCTAAATTATCAAAATGTGATTCTGTTCCTGGAATATTTATTGAACCTGGTTCAAAGTCTAATGTTACACCACCGTCCTCTTCAGGAATAACTTCTATTGGTTGTTTTTCCGTAACCTCTTCTTTAATTTCTATTTCCTCAGACGGTACGTTGACTTTTGTTCTGACCTCGTTTGGAAGGCCTTTGTCTATTTCTGCCATTTAATTTCTCCAGTTTTACTGTCTTAACAGTATTATAGTTAATATTCAACCCTTGAGGATTAGGTCCACGTAGGGGAGGTATGGTGGTCGTTAACTTTTTAACCATTATTCACCTAACATTTTAGCTAGTCCGCCATAAGCAAAAGATCTTATACTCATAATTCCACCATCTTTCATCCCCTCTGCTCTCATTTCTGCTAAAACATATTGTATGGCTGATAATTCTGGCATATCAACAGAAACATCACGCACACGGTCTTCAAAAAACTTTTTTTTCGCGGGACTAAAATTTTTTGAATATAAATCTGTTAACTCTGACATTATATGTATCTATTGCCTCCTATCAAAGGTTTGTCTATTAGACCACCCATTGCCTTATTTTGTATTCCTGTTTCTTTAGTTGTTTTTTTTAGTGAACCTTTTGTAGCACCTTTTAGTAAATTACCTTTTCTATCATAAAAATTCATTTTATCTGGCTCTAAATAAGCTCCATCAACTACAATTTCTTTTTCATTTGATTTACCACGCATTACAAGTGATTCAACATCAATAGGTGTTTCAATTAAAACTAAATCTTCTCTAGGGCTTCCATCTCGATTTGTAAAATAATCACTCCATAAATATTGAAAACCTAACGCTGTTTTTTTATCTAAAGAAAAACTTTTAATACCAAATTCATCTGTATCAACTCCAGAAAAATATTTGTCCATTTCATCTTTTCTTGTAAGTCTATAACCTTTTAATTCTTTACCTAATGTATCCATTGTGTATTCAACTAATTTGTCTCTGTATTCATCATAATACTCAGGAGCGTCAAATTCTCCATATCTATACAGTCCACCTCCCACCATAACCTTTGCTGCATCTGCATTACCTAGATCTCCACTTCCCCCTTGATACTCATCTTCAAAAAATTCATGTATGGGTCTTGTTTGTCCATATGATTGAAAAAACATTCCTTCATATGAATAAGGGATATCGTCAGGATCTTGATTACCAAAAAAATCTTGTATATTTTTTGTAGAACCGTACCACTCCTTATCATACAACGCATCGACACCATCAAAATAATCAAGTATTTTTTTATTTTCAACAGCCACATCCATTTGTTTTTCAATTATTTTTTTACCTTGCTCTACTCTTTCTGATGATTCAGGTATTGGTCCTGGAGGATTGTTATCTCCAATACCTCTTTTTTCAAAAATAATTGGTTTATCATTTTCTTGAATTGGTAATTCTTCTTTAAAGGGTCCTACCTCATCTGCTGCAGGGAACTTTTCTGTTGTTTCAATTTTAGGTGGTTCTGATCCGCCTGTTATAATAGGACCTTGATCTATGGATTTTGTTTCTCCTGGTTTTAAATTTTGTTCTATCTCTTGTCTTATCTTTTCTATTTCATCTGCATCAGGTGCAATGACTCCTGGTACTCTAAGACCCATAGCAAATGCTAATCCTTTAAACTGAGGTGTGTTTAGTATCTCTGGATTTTCTTGTATTTTTTGTGTGATTGCATTTGATATTTCAAAAATACTTTTACCTGCTGTAGCAACACCAACAGCTCTACCCAAAGCAACTGCGCCCACGTATGGTATAGCTGATAATCCTTGAATCATTAGTAATAAGTCCTTTTTGGTTTAGGTTCTTTTTGATCAACATAATCTTCGGGGTGATCAATTAGACCTCCTTGTCTAAATCTCATAATCGCTTGTGTTGTACTATCAACCAAGTCATCATGATCGCCATATGGGAATGCTGCGCATTCCTCAATAACCTCCTCAGCAAACTTTTGCTCAGGAGCCCATATCATACCACTTTCAAATAAAGGTGCAACCGCATTTACTCTTGCGTGCTTGTCATTGCCCTTCGAGGGTGAAAAGTTTACAACCGGTATGTTCATCTTTCTTAGTTCGTATGTTAAAGGCAAACCACTAGCTTTTGCCTCAATAATAACTGTCTCGGGTTTCCAATATTCATATTGTTCAAGAGCCAAGCGCCTAAGTTCAGGGAACTCGTATCTGCCTTTGATAGCATCAAGAAGAATAAGATTAGCCCCTTCATCCTCACTAGGATACCAAATACCCCAAGTGGTAATAGCTGAATAATCTGCGGTTTCTTTTTTTAAAAATGCTGTGTCGTAAGATTGTATGACGTGTTGTAGTTGCGGAATATTTTCAGCCGTGTAAGTTCGCCACCACTCACGTTTTAATATTGCACCCTCTTCTGCTGTTGGGTTCTGCATCCATTGTGCATTCCATTTAGCAACCGGTAGTGTTGCTTTGACCTTTTCTAATTCGTCTTGCTTCCAATATTCAGGCCATACTGGTCCGTGTTCCATGATTGCTGGAAATTCGACCACGTGCCATTGATCAGCTTTAGCCTCGCTTTGATTTTTAACAAGCATACCAGTTAAATCTTTTGTACTCCATCTAGTCATAACTAAAACTATTTTACCACCTGGTTGCATCCTTTGTCGTGGACCAGAGGTATACCATTCATACGCTCCCTCTAAAGCAACCTTTGACATTGCATCTTGTTCCGAGTGCGGATCATCTATGATTAATAAATCTGCACCACGTCCTGTGATCGCACCACCTACACCAG